CCCACTGGATAACCCAAATGGAGTTCAATGTAGACCCGGTCCCACCATAATTATGCACATTGTGTGGAGAACTAACCCCTAATGTGGTTAGGTGGGCGTAACGAGTAGCAAAACCATCAAATTTCTCAGGGGCACCGACAGTCGTCCCATAGAAAATCTGAGTACCTAGAGTCTGACTCATCCCCTCAACAAAGGCAAGGTCTTCAGAAAGACGGAAAGCCGCAGGATCAGGGGCAATCTCTACTAAAGCAGAATCCACCTGGGAAAAAGATTCCAACATACCGATGGTTTCCACTACCTGAGTGGTGGTGGACTTTTCCAGGGGTACACCAGAATTGATCTTTCTCCACGCACCGGCGGGCAGAGACAGACGTTTAGAAGTAATATGTTGGGTTTCACCATTGGCATTAACCCACGGCGCATCGTCCAACACTTGATTAACTTTATTTAAAACCTCAGCAATAGCTAAAATAGCATTATCTTTGGTTCTTTTTGCCAAGTCAACCAGGGTTAACTTAGTTGCAGTCAGTAGAGCCATATTTCAAAATCTCCTATTGTTTTCCTTTTTTCATAGTAGGATACATAGCATCAACAAGGGACCTTTCTGTAGCACTTCCACCAGCATCTGGGCTAAATCCCCCACCGCCAGTACCCTGTACCTTCAAAATACGTTCTTTTTGTGGATTATTTTCAATTAAAATTTCGATAGCCTCTTCGGTAGAAGCAATTTCACCTGGATTAGACCTAGAGATGATCGGTTTCTTATCAATCTTCCCCACAGCCCTTAATTCCCCATTGATCTCTTCAATATCGAAATAGTCCCCAAAGTATGCGAAAGCGGCACCTGGGAATAAAACTGTTTTCTCCCGTAAGTAATTAGAACCTTCAAATGCTCCCCGCACAAGCAGATTGCGAATTTGATTGTCCTTCAATACGACCATCTTATCCTTTTCAGTTAAAGCCCTTTCGAAACTCTCTTTCTGTTGCTTTAACTTTTCTTCATACCCGTCTTTAACGCCTTGTTTGATTCTGTCGACTTCGCCAGCATCAACCATCTGTTTTTCGTTAAAGTTTTTGACTGTTTCGATAGCTTTCTTGGCTTCTTCTGGGTCAATCCCTTCCCATCTTTTAGCCTGTTCTGCGGCAGTAGCTTCCATTTCCTCCAATTTAACCCGACGCCCAGCACTTTCGTTGTTTGCCGCTTTAAGGTCTCCCCAAAGTTTGGGGGCGTCTAGTGCTACTTCCTGCCCTTCTTGATCAATGTAAATTGGTTTATCTTCCTTCAATACCACATGACCATCACCATCTTTCTTTAATTTTAAAGGGAATTTAATTTCCATTTTAGGAATCTCTCCTTATCACAGGCATCACGCCGCAAATCCCAGTAAGTATAACAAAAAATAGGACTGAAGGGGTTCCCACCCAATCAGTCCCATTAAATTGCCCATAAGGATTTATGGGGATCTGTTAGAATAAAACAACCAAAGGTTGTTTTTAAACCTACTTCATAGATTTTTTAGTAGTTAGGTAAACTTTAGAAAGCCCACCACAAGAATAATTAAGTTCAAGTTGGAGTTGGCCTGTTTGTTTGCCAACTTGCCATCTTTCCATCTCTCCTTCTAGAAGGAGGATGACTTTCTTAACTATATTCCTATCTTGTTCGGACATCTTACATCCCATTACTTATAGGATACCAGAAGAAAGGGGAACAAGTAAAGGATAATCTATTAATATATTTTAATTTAATGTAGTTTAACTACGAATAGGGAAGAATTTCGGGGCAAGGCTAACAATCCTATTTGGCCCCACAATCATATCTATAACCCAAAACCCAACAGCCGCACTTATCTTCTTCCCCCTCATAAAAGGAGTCTGGGCTTGCAAAGCCCCTCCTTGTATACACACCACTCCACGATAAAAAAGCACTTCCGCCTTGTGGTAATGACCCATTAGGAGGATATCTGGTTTCGTCCCAGACGGTAACTCCGCAATATACCGCTGGGCCTTATAAGAAATAGAATAAGACATAGAACCATCCTCTGGATGGAACAACCGAACCACAGCAGTACATTCACCATCCCCAACTACAATATTAGCCTCCTGATACCCCAAATGGACCAAATCTGGCCTTTTAGAAGAGATCTTTTCCCCTATTTCATTCCCAGATAATTTCCAGAAAGACCTATCATGGTTCCCGGTTATAAAATAAGTAGTTATCCCCTTTTTCTTTGGATATCGTTCTACTGCAAGATTGACTTGGCCATCAGCCCCATGCACCGATAATTCAAATTCTTGGCCACGATAGACCCGAATACCGTCACAAAAATCACCGGAATGAAAAACAGTTTTAATCCCTTCTTTCTCAAAGATGTCATATGCTGTATCTAGCAAGGCTAAATCAGAAAATAAACTACCCAAATGGGTATCTGTTACATAACCAAATTTATGGGAAGTCCCACCTAAATGCAACTTATCTGTCTGTATATGGCGGGTAAGTTCCTCAATCTGTTTTGTTAATTTAATAACTTCTTCATTTACTGGGGTTTCTTCGATGTCCAAAGATTCCCTCTTCTTTTCCTCTACCCGAATACCACGATCACTCAATAATTTCTTTGCCGCTTGTATAGAACCTTCCCAATTACCGAAATGTTGTCGTAATGTCCATCTGGATGGCTTATCTATGGTTAATCTATCGTAGAAATCAGAAGAAATAACTCCGTAAGTTCGAATAACCCAAGCGAATCGTTCTAAAACATCGTTATTATCCATTTTACCCCCTAAACCAAAATTTTATTCTATCCCATAAGGGAGGTTTCCCGGGGAGATTACACATCTCTTCCCATACTTTATTCTTAACAAATCTAACTTTTTGTTTGGAATCCATTGCTCGCCAAGAGGTCTCATCGTCTAGGGCAATCTTCCATCCCCGTATGAAAGCACGATAAGCCTCTATTTTTTGCCCACGGCTAAAGTACTCCCCATGTCAATATCCCCCGATAAATTATTTATTTTCCTACGATAGGCCAACCATCTTTTTATAATCAAAATAGCTTCACGAATATTACTAAAAAACATTAATCTATTTATTCTCCAGTTGTTCTAATGTAAATAGACGCCCAGTCTCATGATCTATTAAATCTTCCCACTTAACTTTACCGGATTCAAGTAAACTGGCCCTCCTAGGCCCTAACACATTATTCTGAAATGTTCTAGACTGTTTTAAATAGAAATCCCTATAATCCCCCTGTTCAAATCCAACTTCTTTTATGGTTCTCCTACCACCAACCCCTATAGATTTATCTTCTCTAATGGTGGTTGGCCTATAAACCTCCTCTAATTCTGGGATATCTAAACCCAGTTCCTTCCAACTTACTAATACGGGTAAGTACAGGCAACGACAATTTCTATGCAGGGGGATTGGAGGTCTTGGTTGATCCAACCTATAGACAGTCCCATCCAATAAGGCGCATCTAGGACAAACCCAATGTCCAGACCTCTTAAACCCAGATTCTAGGGTTGCTGTCCACCTAACCCCCTTAATAATATCCGGGTTCGCCGCATATACTTCTTCATGAGCATAAGCATTTACGGAATGCACATAAGTACGACTTAGAGAAACCGCATCCCCCCTAGCCATATCAAAACCGGAAGTAAGTCTCTGGACGAACTGGGGATAACTATCCCCCTGCAACATACCAGAAATAAACTCCTCCCTAATGTCTTCAGCAACCTTGGCATAATTATTTTGTACCCATTCATTTAACAAATTCCCCCCAATTGGGGTTTCCACCAATAAACCCCGTAATTGTTCCGCAGTTAAAGATACTTGATTAAACCCCGATATACGTCCCCCAAAAGAGGCGATATCATTCGCCATTAAAAAGGAAGCCGCTCCACTAGTAGCGGCTATATTTGTAATTCCTTGCTCCAACACATAACGAATACCAAGGGTTAGGTTCGACAGATTATCAAGTATCAACAACGCCCTATCTTCTGACCATTCTGGTAAAGAAGAAGCATATAAATCTATACGTCCAAGGAGTTCACTCTCCGCTTGTTGTACTGCTTTCAACAATTGTTTTAGTTGCTCCTTCGTATAATCCTCTAACTGGTAGAACCATTCTATATTCCTAGCAAGAGTTATCAATTCTAATGTCTGTTGGGGGGTTAATTTCGCCACTATATTTATTCCAACTCTACCTCAATTTTCATACAATCGGCATGGTTCTCCATATCTTCTATATCCCCACCACAAGAAGCACATCTAAACCTATAACAATATTTTATTCGCCAAATAGCTATTTCTTCTGGATCGAAATAACACCAACCCAAAGGAACCTCAAGTCCCTGTTTTTTGAACTCCCTATCTTCCTCTTCTTCTAATCCATTAAACCAAATACACGCCTCACAGGACACACCTACATCTCGCATCTATGCCCCCTCTCCAATATCCCCACACACCATTCTATAAAGACATCCTCTATACTATGATGCTTTGGAAACCCGTCAAATCCACCTAACATTTCCGATGGGCTACCAATCACTTTGGCAACCACCTGATAACTTCTCCAGCCATTCGTTCTTATCTGGGAGACCAATGGAGTAATCTCATCTTCCGGCACGCTC